ATTTTTGATCCAAAGTATAGAGAAACTTTTAGTGGAAAGGTTATGGGACTTTGTGCATATGGAGAATATAATGATAGTATAGAAGATTATTCATTAACTTTCGAAGGAATACCTTCTTTACAATTTAAAACTTTTCCAAGTAATAGAGATTCATTTATATGCAATAACGCATTTTTGTTAAGTCCTGAAGATAAATCTGCGTATTTGCAACAAAATTTTGAAAAGGCGATATTGGAATATTTGAATTATTTAAAAAAAGAATCATATCTTGAAAATAATGTATGTTTTTCTGGAGGAGTATTTTTAAATGTTTTGGCAAATACAAAAATTAAACAAAGTAAAATTGTAAATAATATTCATATACCACCCTTTACTAGTGATTGTGGACTTCATTTTGGTGCAGCTTGTTACATGCTGTTTAAGAGCAAAGAAAGCATTGAGTTACCAAAAAATATTTCATTACTTGGAAAAAGTTATACGAATGATTCTGTACTTAAAGAAATAAATAAAAAAATAAATCAAGGTATTGAAATAGATTACAAATTCTTCAAAAACTTTAATGAATTGTGTAAGATAGTTTCGATATATTTAAAGGAAAATAAAATTATTGCTTGGTTTCAAAATAAATCAGAATTTGGACCTAGATCTTTAGGATCAAGATCAATATTAATGAATCCTCAACCAAAAGAAAATAAAGATACTTTAAATATTAGGATAAAACATAGAGAATATTGGAGACCTTTTGCTGGAGTAATGTTAGAAGAGTACGTTGAAGAATATTTTGAAGAAAATTTTAAAAGTGCATATATGCTTTATTCACAAACAGTTAAAAAAGAAAAAATAAAAGAAATATCAGCGATATCACATCAAGATAATACTTGCAGAATTCAGACAGTTAATCGTGATTTAAATTATGAGATTACAATTCTTTTGGATGAATATTACAAATTAACTGGAACTCCAATACTTCTCAATACCTCTTTTAATGACAATGGGCAACCAATTGTAGAAACTCCAAAAGATGCTTTAGATTCTTTTATAAATATGGATATTGACTACTTAATTATCGGAAATTATATTGTAACTAAGAAATAAAAATGATAGAAGATGATTTTTACGCAACAGTAAAATTAAAATCAGGTGAAGAAATATTTGCTAAAGTAGCTCCTTCTGAGGAAGAAAATAGGACTCTATTGATTATTTCAAATCCAATTGTAATATCTGAAGTTAAAAATAGAATGGGTATATATGGATATAAATTTGAACCTTGGCTTAAAACAACAACAGAAGATATGTTTATTATTAATCTGAGTGATGTATTAACTCTTTCTGAATCTTTTGATATTGAGATGATATCTATGTATCAATCATATATAAGACAATTAGATAAAAGTAATTCCAATCAATCAAAACTAAGTAGGGAAATGGGGTATCTTGCAAATGTAAATGATGCTAAAGAACTCTTGGAAAAGATCTTTAAAAGTATCTAGTACTAATCTTTCAACCCTCACAAAGGTTATTATACACAGGTTTGAATACCTTGTCAACCATTTGATTAGGTGCTATAATTACTACATAATAATGAATAAAACTTATGATAAGCACAGCAGTTATGGCCAAAAGAAAGAGGTCAGAGCATTACGTTAATAATAAAGAGTTTCTTGCTGCTCTCATTAAGTATCGTGAGGATGTTGAAATTACCTTTATCCAAAAGTATGGTAAAGAACCAACAAAAGAAGATAGATCAAAATCTTGGAATACCAAACCGATTATTCCTCGTTATGTGGGAGATTGTTTTCTAAAGATTGCAAATCATCTTTCCTTCAAACCAAATTTTGTGAACTATATGTTCAAGGAAGATATGATTTCTGATGGCATTGAGAATTGTGTTCAATACATTCACAATTTCAATCCAGAGAAGTCTCAGAATCCATTTGCACATTTTACTCAAATTATTCATTTTGCCTTTCTCCGTCGTATTCAAAGAGAGAAGCGTCAGTTAGAAATCAAAAATAAAATTCTTGAACGTTCTGGATATAGTGAAGTCTTCACGGATGACAACACTATTGACAACGGCAATTATTCCGACTATAATTCCATCAAAGACGGTATTCACTCAAAACTTCGCTACTGATGAAAGTTGCCATCATTACTGATACTCATTATGGTTGCCGGAAAGGTTCTAAACTTTTTCAGGATTATTTTGAGGCATTTTATAAGAACATATTCTTTCCAAAGTTAGAAGAAGAGGGTATTACAACAGTTCTTCATTTGGGAGATGCATTTGATAGTCGTAAGTCAATTGATTATCAAAGTTTAGAGTGGACAAAAAGAGTTGTATTGGATCCACTTTCCAAATATGATGTTCATATGCTTGTGGGAAATCACGATGCATATTATAAGAATACAAACAGTGTAAATTCTCCAGGACTTCTTCTTCAAAACTATTCAAATATTAAAACTTATAGTGATCCAGAAGTAGTTAAAATTGGAAATCTGAATACTCTTTTTATTCCTTGGATATGTGCCGATAATGAGGAAAAAACTTTACGCTTAATTAAAAAAAGCGGATGTAAGATAGCGATGGGGCATTTAGAACTGAATGGATTTGAAGCCTATCGTGGACATACAATGGATGACGGAATGGATTCCGTAGTATTTGATGGGTTTGTAAAAGTATTTTCTGGACATTATCATACTCGCTCAAATAATGGAACAGTATTTTATTTGGGCAATCCTTATGAAATGTTTTGGAATGATGTGAATGATACCCGTGGATTTCATATTTTTGATACAGAAACATTAGAACATACTCCAGTAAATAATCCCTATAGGATGTATCACATAATTCATTATGAGGATACAAATTATCAGACATTTGATACTCGTGATTATGAGAATAAGATTGTCAAGGTAATAGTTCGCAAAAAAACAAACACTAAAATGTTTGAGAAGTTTATTGATAAACTTTATACTTCAAATGTTGCAGAACTTAAAATTGTTGAAAATTTTCAAGATTGTGAAAATGAAGATTTTGAGGCATTTGAATCTGAAGACACTCTTTCTATTTTAAATAGGTATATTGATGAATCAGAAGTAACTCTTGACAAAGCAATCATTCAAAGAATGTTGCAGGAAATCTATCAAGAAGCATGTGAGTTAGTCTAAAGATGTTTATACTAACAATTTTGGGTAAAGAGAAAGAAGGGGCATATTCGGTTATTGATGAGGATGGTGATAAAGTTTTATACCTCTTTGAGGAAGAGGATGATGCAGTCAGATATGCTATGATGTTGGAAGAGGATGAATATCCTGAAATGCATGTGATAGAAATTGAAGACGAAGTTATGCTAAAAACTTGTGACTTGTATGATTATAGGTACACAATTATTACCCCAGATGATATTGTAATCCCTCCAAAATATTAATCATGATTATTTTTAAAAAAATTCGTTGGAAGAATTTTCTTTCTACCGGAAATCAATTTACTGAGCTTGATTTTACTTTAAATGCAACCAATTTGATTGTTGGCACAAATGGTGCTGGGAAGAGTACAGTTCTGGATGCTCTTACTTTTTCTTTATTTGGAAAACCTTTTCGCAAGATTAACAAACCACAACTAATCAATACTGTTAATGAAAAGGATTGTATTGTTGAGGTTGATTTTTTAGTCGGAACTACTGAATGGAAAGTTATTCGTGGTATTAAACCAAATATTTTTGAAATTCATCGTAACGGTGAAGTATTGGATCAGGCATCTGCTGCAGTAGATCAACAGAAATGGTTGGAACAAACTGTTCTGAAAATGAACTATAAGTCTTTTACTCAGATTGTAATTTTGGGTTCAAGTACATTTGTTCCCTTTATGCAACTTCCTGCAGCTCATCGTAGAGAAGTGATTGAGGATCTTTTGGATATTAAGATATTTTCCTCTATGAATACAGTAATCAAAGAAAAGATTCGTCAAATTCGTGATGAAGTAAAGACTTTAGATCTTAAAAAGGAATCTCTTTTTGATAAAGTTGAAATGCAAAAGAACTTTATTGGCGAATTGGAAAATCGGGGAAATGCCAATATAAATGCCAATAAAGAAAAGATTACTAATTTGATGAATGAAGTTGGTGATTATATTCAGCAGAATTCTTCTCTTGAAGAAAGTATAATCAAACGCACAAAGGAGCAAGAGCAAGTTACTGGGGCAACAGATAAACTTCGTAAGTTAGGAAACCTGAAAGGTAAAATCTCTCAAAAAGTATCAACGATTACTGAAGAGCATAAATTTTTTACAGAAAATACGGTATGCCCTACCTGCACTCAGGA